TAGTGAGAACAAATGCAGAACTTTTTTAGTGCGTGATAGTAAGTCAGCTTGCTGACAATAAAGGGAATAGTGGTATACAAAGAAGAATATCTATAAAGTAGAACAATAAGGGAACATATAGGTTACAAACATAAAGCTTACTTTTATGGTGAATAGTGGTAACCACAAGTGAACTATAAGGTCGCATGTGTGCATGCGTCCATAAATGAGAACAAAGAAGGAACACTAAGGCTACACGAACAGAACATTAAGGCAATTCCTGTGTGGTCTTAGGAGCCGGCTTGCCGGCGACTCAAAATTTCTGGATATATAATGATAGTAGCTACGGCTCAACTTGCAAAATTTAAATTATATTTCTGTGGACTTTAAGAAAACTTTTTTGGGCTTAGGGGTATGCCAGTGCCACCCCACCCTACCCCCTATTGTGAATACCCCATTGGGCTAAAAAGTATAAAAACAGTTGTAAACCAGTAGAGCCGCACCCTTGAGTAATAAAATTTTTATATCTACCCTGTATACGTAGAGCCTCCCTATAAGGGGATAATTTATTATACCTGTGTATACAGATTTGTCAATAAAAAAATAAATTATTTTAAAAAAGTAGTTGACAGAATGTTGTAAAGCACTATAATAGGGGGTATGTATTATTTAATTGGCAACATAGCACACACGCTTTAAATTCAATTTAAGGCTATACGCCTTATTTAATACATAATTCCATTGGTGGTCTGGGAACTCACCACGATAAACACGAGTTCCAATGATACTATACCAATGGACTCAATGTTTTCCATTGGTTTCTATACCCTAAACCTTGGAGAACAAAATGACAACAAATGAAATGATTACAGAATTAACACAAACAGTCTCTGATTTAAAAAGAGACGTTGAATCACTAAAAGAAGATAAAAATTATCTATACGATAAACTAGAAAAGGCATATGGGGATAGAGTTAAGTTACGTGCGGAGAATGCTAGGCTTAAAAATCCTAAACCTGTTGTTGAAGAAGAAGAATGTCTAGCCTGTTCAGCTTAAAAGAAGATATAATTAAAATAAGTCAAGAGTTTTATAATGCAAAATCTAATGAAGATAAACAAAAACATAAAGAAAGCTTACAAAAGAGCTTTAAAAAGTTTCATAAGTTTAGACATAGTCGCATGGGTGACTACAAAGCTGTGGAAAAAATAATAAAAAATATAATTTAACAGGAGTAAACTACTATGTACGGAAAAATGGGCAAGAAACCAACTAAAAAAATGGCAGGAATGAAGAAAAAGATGGGCAAAGGCGGTACAGCTAAAGCTAAATCTGGTACAATGAAGATGAGAGCTGATAAAAAGGCTAAAAAATCTAAATCTATGTATGCCTAATAGAAATTATCGAAAAGAATACGATAATTATCACGCAAAACCTACTCAAAAGAAAAGAAGAGCAGGAAGAAACAAGGCAAATGCATTAAAAGGTAAGAATGGCAAGGATGTACATCACAAAGATGGCAACCCTTTGAACAATTCCCGAAAAAACCTTGCGGTTACATCAAAAAAATCCAATAGGTCTTTTCCTAGAAACAAAAAAGCAGGTAAAAAGTAATGGCTAAACCGGGATTATACGCAAATATACATGCTAAAAGAAAAAGAATAAAAGCAGGTAGTAAAGAAAAAATGAGAAAAGTGGGAGCTAAAGGTGCACCTACTGCCGCTAATTTTAAAAGAGCGGCTAAAACAGCTAAAAAGAAATAGGATAACTATGCTAAAAGGTAATCAAAAAAAATTAGATAAAAATAAAAATAATAAGATTGACAAGCAAGATTTTAAAATGCTAAAAAAAATTAAAAAACCTAAAGTAAGAAAAAAGAAATAATGAAAGGCGTACCTCATTATCTACCAAGTGGTAAACTATATAAAGGCAAAACTCATAAAATGCCTAATGGTGAGCTACATAGTGGTGCAACACATACAAAGAACTCACAAAAATTAACTCATAAAAAACCTAAGAAAAAAAGTGTTAAAAAAACATAAAAGTAAAACTGGGGGATTAACAGCCGCAGGTCGTGCACACTTTAAAAGAACAGAAGGTGCTAATTTAAAACCACCTGTATCTAAAGGTAAGAATCCTAGAAGAGTTTCTTTTGCGGCAAGATTTGCAGGAATGAAAGGGCCTATGAAAGATTCTAAAGGTCGCCCAACCCGTAAGGCACTGGCACTTAAAAAATGGGGTTTTGGCTCTGTAGAAGCGGCTCGTAAATTTGCCGCTAATAATAAGAAGAAATAATGAATCCAGATTGTGGAACTTGTAAAACTTGTGGTCATGCCTGTCATTGTAGTAATGGCGGTTCTTGTTGTGGTGGTCAATGTGAGTGTTGTAATTGTGAACATGAAGCAAATAATGCCTAATGCCAACATACGAATACTACAATAAAAAAACAAAAAAACACTTTACAGATATTCTACCAATTAGCCAAAGAAAAAAACCTTGTAAAGACCCTAATGTTTCATTAGTTATAGGAGTACCTAAAATGATTACCTTATCACCAATGAATACACCAGAAGATAAACTACGAACACAAATTGCTACAAAAGCACATGAAGGATTAAAAGTAAAAGGTAAGCACGATACAAGAAAAAATAAATGGGTATGAAAAAAATTAAAGTTAAAAAAATTAAAAAAGAAATTAAACCTAAATTAAATAGTATTGGTTATCCTCACGATGACCCATATGGATTAATAGCGGCTTTTAAAAAAACATTTGGATTTAATAATGCTACCGATAAAAAAAGAAAATAAAGAGTTAACAAAGCAACAAGAAAGTTTTCTTGAGGCATTGTTTGGAGAAGCTAATGGCAGTCCAAAAATAGCAGGAGAGATTGCAGGGTATGCTCCTTCATCTTATACTAAAGTTGTCAAAGCATTAAAAGAAGAAATACTAGAAAGAGCAGAATATTCTTTAGCATTTCATTCAGCTAAAGCTGTAAAAGGTTTAGTAACGGCTCTTGATGACGATGGCACAACTCCGGGAGCTAACACTCGTATGGAAGCGGCAAAACAAATTTTAGATAGGGTTGGTCTTGTAAAGAAAGAGAAAATTGATATTACTGGAAAAGTAGCTCACGGAATATTTATATTACCTCCTAAAGATGGAATTAATCAAACGTAAAGCAAGAACAATACCTTTTGGATATAAGTTAGCAGAAGATACAGATTATATAGAACCTATACCCGAAGAGTTAGAAGCTCTAAAACAAGCAATGAAATACTTAGAAAGTTGCTCATATAGAGAAGTGGCTAACTGGTTAAAAGCAAAAACCAAAAGACCTATTAGTCATGTTGGATTAAAAAAAATATTTGTAAAATGGAAGAACTTAAACCACCCAAGCCAAAAGCAAACCTCGGAAGAAAACGAGGAGAAGCTCAAGGAACAAAAAAGTATAGTACAGCAGTAAAAGCAAAAATATCTGCACAAAGAACTATACGAGAGCAAAATAAAAAAATTACAAAAGCTCAAACTGAGTTCCATAATGCAAAAAGAAAAAAAGAAAGTTTATTAAAAGTTGATGATGCTTTAAAAGGAAAAGAATCAACTGTACTAACAGAAGATGCTATAGAAAATCTTGCACCAAATGTACAAGAGCATGTAGAAGATAATGTTATCTTTAGACCAAATGATGGGCCACAGACAACATTCCTAGCGGCATCTGAAAGAGAAGTATTTTATGGTGGAGCAAGAGGCGGAGGCAAATCATATGCCATGCTTATTGACCCACTTAGATATTGTGATAAACAAAATCATAGAGCACTATTAATTAGACGTTCTATGCCAGAACTTAGAGATATGATTAATCATTCTCAACGTTTATATTCACAAGCATTCCCAAGTGCTAAATGGAGAGAGCAAGAAAAAGAATGGCGATTTCCATCTGGTGCTAGAATTGAATTTGGTTATGCAGAAAACTTAACTGATGTTTTGCGTTATCAAGGACAATCATATACATGGATAGGAATAGATGAGTTACCTCAATATCCTACTCCAGAAATCTATAACTTTTTGCGTTCCTCCCTCAGAAGTGTAGACCCAGAAATACCTGTATATATGCGAGCTACAGGTAACCCCGGCAACGTAGGTTCGGGATGGGTAAAAGAAATGTTTATTGACGCATCAGAACCGGGTAAACCTTTCGATGTAATAGTAGATACTATAGCAGGTCAGAAAAAAATTACAAGAAGATTTATACCTGCTAAACTTCAAGATAATCCATATCTAATGCAAACAGATGATTATCTTATTATGTTGTCATCTTTACCAGAAGTACAGCGTAAACAATTTTTAGATGGTGACTGGAGTGCATTTGAAAATTCTGCATTTCCAGAGTTTGACCCTATAAAGCATGTTTCTGAACCTTTTGAAATACCTCGTAACTGGCATAGGTTTCGTACTTGTGACTGGGGTTATGCTTCTTATGCTTGTTGTTTATGGATTGCTATTGATTTTGATAACAATTTATGGGTATATAGAGAGTTATATACACAAAGAGTAACAGCAGATGTATTTGCAAAAAAAGTTCTTGAAGCTGAAAAAAATGAGTATATAAGATATGGTGTACTTGATTCATCTACTTGGGCAAGACGTGGAGATGTTGGGCCAAGCATTGCTGAAACAATGATACAAGAAGGATGTAAATGGAGACCATCAGATAGGTCACCAAGAAGTCGTGTAAATGGTAAATTAGAATTACATAAACGATTTTCTATTAGTGAAAGAACTGGTGAGCCTGCTTTAAAAATTTTTAATAATTGTAGAAATTTATTGAGAACACTACCTCTTCTTCCAGTTGATAAAAACAATCCGGAAGATGTAAATACAGATGTAGAAGACCATGCATATGACGCTTTACGTTATGGTGCAATGTCAAGACCTCTACATCCTAATGCATATAGTAATCAAAATTTTGTACAAGAACAAAAAGAAAAATTATTTAAACCGGCAGATAGAGTATTTGGATATTAATGCAAAGACCAGACAAAATTAAAATAGGGTATAAAGAATATAAACTAGAAGAATGGAAACAAACTGTTGCTAGTGCAAATGAAGCACAAGGACAGTTTTTTGCTAAAGAAGGTGTAATAGGTTACACTGCAGAAGAAACAGGAGTTTCTCATGCCAACACATTGATACATGAAATGTTACATGCAATTATATATCAATGGAATATGGAATTAGATGAGAAAGTAGAAGAGCTAGTAGCTAATGGTTTAGCTAATGGTTTAACAACAATATTTGTAGATAATCCGAAATTAATGGATTTCTTAAAAGAAAAAATTAAGGAGGGCTAATGCCACAACCAGTATTAACAAAATACAAACAAGGTGACCTTGGTGCGGATTATCCAAAAGATAAGCCTGCAGGTAAGGAAGCAAATATAAAAGGTCAAATACCATCTTGGGAAGATAGACAAGATGTATTTCCTAAAGAAAAGAAAAACAATGTTGACCCATCATTTAATAAGATGGCTGACGAAAGAGATTATTAGGAGAAAATATGCCACAACCAATTATGAAAAAATATAAACAAGGCGAAGTAGGTATGGAATATGGAATGCCATCAAAAGAAAAACCACAAGCAGGATTATTAAAAAAATATTCTACTGGTGAGTTATCTAATGTTGCTGATGGTGCACCTGCAAAAGAAAAACCACAAGCTGACATTTTAAAAAGATATTCACAAGGCGAAGTTTCAAAAGTAGCAGACGGAAAATAATACATGGCTGATGACCAAATCGTAGCTTTGGGTGATACTGAAGATGATGCATACGATAGTTTAGCAGGAACTATAAAAGCTAAATTTCAAGCATCAGAAAATGCGAGACAATTTGATGAAAAAAGATGGCTAAGAGCTTATCGTAACTATAGAGGTCTCTATGGTAATGATATGCAATTTACAGAAAGTGAAAAATCAAAAGTATTTGTTAAAATAACAAAAACTAAAGTTATGGCCGCTTATGGTCAAATCATTGAAGTCTTATTTTCTAGTGGAAAATTTCCATTAGGTATTGACCCAACAACTGTACCAGATGATATTGCAGAGTACGCTCACGTTTCTAAATCTGAACAACCAACTCAAGAGCCGGAAGTACAAAGCCCCTATGGGTTTCCGGGAGATGGTAATGAATTAGAACCGGGAGCTACATTTGATTCTATATTAGGTGGATTAAAAAAAGAATATGAAGGTGCTGACTTTGTTGAAGGAGCATCAAAAGATTCTCGTTCTGAACCTCAGATTAATCCTGCAGAAATATCTGCAAAAAATATGGAAAGACTTATCCATGACCAATTAGGTGAGTCAAGTGCTACATCAGTATTTAGACATTCATTATTTGAAATGGCTTTACTTGGAACAGGAATTGTTAAAGGGCCATTTAGTTATGATAAAATTTCTCATAAATGGGAAAAAGATGAAGAGACTGGTACAAATGTATATAATCCTAAAAGCAAATTAGTACCAAGAATTGAAGCTGTATCTTGTTGGGATTTTTATCCAGACCCAGATGCTGTAACAGTAGATGATGCTGACTATATAATAGAAAGACATAATTATACAAAAACTCAAGTTAGAGATTTAATGAATAGGCCTTTCTTTAGAGCAAATGCTGTAAGAGATTGCATATCTATGGGGCCTAATTATGAAGCTCGTGGATATGAAAGTTCTCTACTTGATAGAGAAACAACTGATGAGTTTGATAAAAATAGATATGAAATTTTAGAATTTTGGGGATATTTAGATAAAGAATTAGCAGAACAAGCAGGTTTAGATATAGACGATGAAGCTGATGAATTAGATGAAGTTTCTGTAAATTGTTGGGTATGCAATGGTAAAATATTACGATTAGTAGTTAATCCATTTACACCTGCAAGATTACCTTATATGGTTTGTCCATATGAAATTAATCCATATCAATTTTTTGGTGTAGGTATACCAGAAAATATGGATGATGCACAAACAATTATGAATGGTCATGCAAGAATGGCTATTGATAATTTAGCATTAGCAGGTAACTTAGTATTTGATGTTGATGAAACTATGTTAGTACCGGGTCAAGATATGAAAGTATTTCCCGGTAAAATATTTAGAAGACAAAGTGGTCAACCCGGACAATCTATTCATGGTGTTAAATTTCCAAATACAGCAAATGAAAATTTAATGATGTTTGATAGGTTTAGACAGTTAGCTGATGAATCTACAGGTATACCATCGTATTCTCATGGAACAACAGGTGTGCAGTCTACAACAAGAACTGCGGCAGGTATGTCTATGTTAATGGGAGCGGCGGCTCTTAGTATTAAAACAGTAGTAAAAAATATTGATGATTATTTATTACGACCTCTAGGCGAATCTATGTTTGCTTGGAATATGCAATTTAATGAAGATACCCCAGAAATAAGAGGAGACCTAGATGTGAAAGCACGAGGTACTTCATCATTGATGCAAAAAGAAGTAAGGTCTCAAAGGTTGATGACTTTCTTACAAACTGCTTCTAATCAAAACCTTGCACCATTTGTAAAATGGCATTCTGTATTATCAGAAATTGCAAAGTCACTTGATATAGAACCAGAAAAATTAATTAACGACCCAGAACGGGCGGCAATTTTTGCAAAAATAATGGGAATGGCAAATGGAAATACAACAAATGAAGGCAATGGTCAACAACCCAATGTGGCTGAAACTGGAGGAGCACCTGCAGGAGCAAATCCAGAAGACATCACTGGCTCTGGAGGTGGCAACATCGGAGTTGGAGGTGTACCGCAAGCAGGGGAAACTGGCTTCACTCAGAGAGCTTCTGGCACTACGGGAACAACTTAATAAAAGAAAATGACAACAGGCACAAATTTACAATTAACATATAATGAAGATACTGACTCTTGGAGTTATCAAAATGTAAACTATGAATATCCATCAAGTAGCGGAAATAGTTGGTCGGGATTTACATCACCAGACCCAGATTTTGAATACGTACCAGACACACCAGATACTTCACAACCAGATGGTGGTGACCCATGTCCGGCAGGATATATATATGATAATGAATTAAAACAATGTGTTCCAGACCCAAATTATAGAGCACCTGCATATTATGGTGACCCACAAGGTAGTGGTGAAGATGATAACCAAGAAGCAGAATTTATAGATTTTGATGCAAGCACGCCAGAAGGCAGAAAGGCTATGTTTGAACATGGTCAAAAAAATAAATATTTTGGCACAGATACAAGTAAGGGTGGGGCATATGAATTTTTAGGTGCACCAGAAACAAATATGCCTTTTCCTATGTTAAAAGGTTTAGCACAATTTGGTGAAAATAGACAATATAATAGATACATAAATGAATTAAATAAATTAAATAATCAAAGATTAGCAGAAGGAAAACCTGCTATTTTAGCTCAAGCTGTAGGATTTTTTGGTTTATCTAAAACATTTCAAGATTGGGGTAATGCAACTATGGCAATACATAGTCCTAATTTGACAACAGGATTTCAAGGGCCATATAGAACTGAAACAACAGATAGAAATATAGGTGGTGTAAATGTTGACTCTATGGAACGAGAACTAAGAAAAGAAAAATTAAAACAAGAACAAGCTAAAACAGAAAAAGCTAGAGCTGAAGCTGATATGAAAAAAATGGAACAATTAGATAAAGGCGAAAGTATAAGAGATAGTTCTGGTGATACTTATACAAAAGTTACAAGTAATGACAGGTCTACAGGTGGAGGCTCTCAAGGATTTAGTTTTACACCTAGAGACCCTAAACCTTCTGTATCTCAAAAAACACAAGGTGGTAGAGATTATGGTACAGGTAGAGGCGGAACATCTTCAAAAAAAGAAGAAATGAAAAAAATGGACACTAGACCAAGTGGCCCGGATTTAAGACTTAGATAAATAGGAGAAATATATGGCAAACGGAATGATGAATAATCCAAACGCTCCAATGGGAGGCCAACCTCCTATGGGAGAACCACCAATGGGTGCAGGAGCACCTATGGGAGGAAGAGAAGATGCAATATTAGATATGCATTTAACACCCGATGTAAAACAAGCACTACAATCAAAAGGTATTGATATTGGCCCTGTGGCTGATAGAGGCCCAACTGAACCTGTAGTGGTAATACCAGTTTCAATAGTTATGGCTAGATATCCCGGAAGTAATCCAGAAGAATCTATGCAACAATTTGTACAGGATATGACTGCAAATGCACAACCACCTGCTACAGAACAACCAGTTTCTGCTCCAATGGGTAATCCAATGGGTGCAGAAGCTCCACCACCTTCACCAGAAGGTTTAGGAGCACCAACACCAATGGATAGGCCACCTATGACTGCATAAGTCATAGCCCCAATGCGACTCTAGGCCACCTGTTTTCCAACAGCACCTAAAAAAAGGAGGATAAAATGGAAGAAGAAAAAAAAGTTTCTCAAGAAAATGAGGAACAAAAACCAAAGGCTCTTCTCGAGCCTACACCTTATAAAAATAACTACAGAAGAGATTTAGATAAGGAAGAAACAGAAGACACAGCTACCGACTCGAAAAACACTTCTTCAGAAGAAGAAGCCACTCCAGTAGAGGAACGCCCTGTCGATGCTGAAGAGAAAGTGTTTAAGAAACGTTACGACGACCTTAAACGCCATTACGATTCTACTGTCAATAAGCATAAAGAAGAAAAATCTTCTCTAAAACGTCAGTTAGAAGAAAGCACACAGCAAACATTACCTAAGACTAAAGAGGAAATTGAAGCTTGGCGAACTAAATACCCAGATGTATATGATGTTATAACTACTATAGCAGATACAAAAGCGGATGAAAAAGCCAAACAAGTTCAAACCAAATTAAAAGATTTGGAAGTTGCTCAAGAAAATGTTAATAAAGAAAAAGCTGAAGTACAATTATCAAAACTTCATCCAGACTTTAATGACATAAGAGCAGACGAAAAATTTCATGAGTGGGTTGCAAAACAAGATTCTACTATTCAAGGGTGGTTATATGACAATACTTCCAATGCTAGTTTAGCGGCTCGTGCAATTGATTTATATAAATTGGATGCAGGAATAACAAAACCAAAAAAACAAAGTGTTGATAAAAAAGAAGCGTCAAAATCTGTGACTTCTACTTCTAAAAAAGACATTGAAGCAGGCGATAAAAAAATGTGGAAAGTTAGTGAAATAGCTAAATTAAAACCACATGAGTTTGTTAAACATGAGAAAGATATAGACTTAGCTAGAGCGGAAGGTAGAATTGTTAATGGGTAATCTTTAACAGTCTATAGGAGGACTAAATTATGGCTATATCAAAATCAGCAGGATATGACAACTTACCTTCGGGTAATTGGCTACCGGCTATATACAGCCAAAAGGTTCAAAAGTTCTTTAGAACTGCATCAGTAGTAGAAGATATTACTAATACTGACTATGCAGGTGAGATTGAGGCTTACGGAGATACAGTTAACATTATTAAAGAGCCAACAATTAGCGTAAGTTCTTACACTAGAGGCGGTCAAATCAACATCCAGAATCTGGCTGATGACCAACTGCAACTAGTTGTAGACCAAGCTAATGCGTTTGCTTTTAAAGTTGACGATATCGAAGAAAGACAAGCTCATGTGAACTGGGAAGCTTTGGCTACTTCTTCTGGAGCATATGCTCTAAAAGATAACTATGACGAAAACGTACTTGCGGCAATGTTTGCCGGTGCAGGTACTGACCACGGAACTATTTCAAGTGGTCATGGTTCTGGTGACACAGACCCACTAAATACTTTGGCGTTAGCGTCAAAAACATTACATGGTAGTGATGTTCCAACTGATAATAGATGGATGGTAAGTAGCCCAGAATTTTTTGAGCAACTTGCACAAAGTGCTTCAAAATTAATGGACGCATCTATTACAGGTGATGGAGCTTCTCCATTGAGAAATGGTAGAGTTCTAGCAGGTCAAATCCAAGGATTTAACTTGTACATGACTAATAACTTTGCAGGTCTTTATGGCTTGTTTGGTCACATGTCTTCTACTGCTACTGCAAATGCAATTGCAAAAACAGAAGTAGTAAGAGACCCAGATTCATTTGCAGACATCGTAAGAGGTTTACATGTATTTGGAAGGAAAGTGCTTCGTACGGAATCGCTTACCAAAGCAACATTCACGTATGACGCTGATTAATAGGAGGGTATACAAATGGCAACAGTAAGTAAAGTAACTGGTTCAACATCTGGGCATCCTTCGACTAGAAGAAAGCCTTATTACGTTGAAAATACAATCGACAACTCTTTATTTGACCCGGCAAGTGGTGACATTATACAATGTCTAAACGTACCGGCAGAAACAGTTGTTTTAAGTGCAGGATTAGAAGTTCTAACAGCTTCTTCTTCTTCTGTTACTTTTGATTTAGGTATTACAGGTTCTACAGCAGGACACCATGACCCAGATTGTTGGGTTGATGGATACGATGCAACTGGAACAGGTCATGCTCCAATGGATGCTACAGATGCGGCACATCAGCTTATCGTTAAAACAGCAGATACCATTGATATTTTAACTGGTGGTGCACAAGACACTGCAGGTAAAGTAAGAGTATGGGCAATTATGTGTGATATTAGCGGTTCAGATGAAACTGCTTCAAACACATCATAAAATAAATTAACTTAGGGGGATGAAATATTCCCCCTTTTTTATAAAAGGAATCATATGGCACTTTGGGATATGAGAAAAACTGAAAAAATTACTCCTTTATTTGATGATAATGATTTAAAGGAAGATGTATCTAGACTAGAGAAAAAAATAGATACAATATTAGCTTTATTAGTAAAATTACAACAACAAAAAAAGAATGATTAAAATATGGTTTATGTTAGTCTTAATATCTATGCCTAACGCACCTTCTGTTAAATATAATGGTTTTATATACCCAAGTGAAGAAGAATGTCAAGTAGCAAGATATGAATTACATGAAGCATATAATAATAAATCTACTGAATATAAATCAGCAGTAATAATGGATTCATATTGTGTAGAATTTGAAGGTTTTCCAATAGCAGGATTAGGATTAAATAAAACAGGAGTATAATGGCAACATATTTAGTATTATCTAATAGAGTTTTAAATGCACTAAATGAAGTAGAATTAACATCTGCTAATTTTAGTAGTAGTCGTGGAGTACAGACTGCAGTTAAAAATTTTATTAATAGGTCATTACATGATGTATATAATGAACTAGAAGAATTGCCAAGTCTTCACAAAGAAACATTTTATAATACAAATGCAGGACAAAGAGAATATGATTTACCAACTGCAGATTCACCACAGAGTGGTGATTTACAATGGCGTAAAATAGATTGGGATACAACTTATTTAAAACCAAAAGAATTAGTTACTAATGGTGAATTTACTTCTAACATAAATAGTTGGACTACTATTGCAGGTAGTGGTAGTGCCGCCTATAATAGTGGTGGTAATGGTAGATTAAGATTAAATGATTATGCCGCTTATCAAGCTATTACAACA